AGAACCCGTATATTGATATGGGAATGCCCTCAATGTGGGCATCTGTGGCAAGACCCACGACGATTGAAAGACATAGGTGAATTGGATGAGTACGGAAGTGAAGTGTAGTGATTGTGGTTCAAGGGACATACACCATGATGATGCACGGGGCGAAGTAGTATGCAATACATGTGGTCTGGTCATATCTGAATCTGCTATTGACCCTGGTGCGGAATGGCGTGTGTTTGCTGACCAAGACAAAGGCGGTGGCATGGAACGCGCTGGTCAAAAATCAACACAGTTGCTACACGACAAAGGATTATCCACAGATATTGATTGGCAGAACAAAGACTTCTCAGGTAAAGCAATCACGGGTAATCGTAGCCAATTGTATCGCATGAGAAAGTGGCAACGCAGAGCAAGGGTAGCCAATTCAGGTGAACGCAACCTTGCCGTTGCTTTGGCGGAGGTAGTTCGCATGTGTAGTCAAATGGATTTGCCAAAGTCAATCACGGAAGAAGCGGGTGTGCTATATCGTAAAGCACAACAAGCAAAGATATGTCGTGGCAGGTCTATTGAAGCGGTTGTAGCAGCGGTGGTGTATATCACATGTCGTATAACTGATATTCCACGAACACTAGATGAGGTTGCTCAACACGCCCGTGCTGGTCGTAAAGAGATTGGTAGGACATCAAGATTCATTGTTAGAAAATTGAAGATACGAGTCCATACACCAAAGGCGAGAGAATATGTCGCACGATTCTGTTCCAAACTCCAACTTGATGCCACAGTTGAAGCAAAGGCATCGGAGATGATACGGGAGATTGAGAAGCGTGGTGAAG